ATGAAGCACTTTATGAAACCAATTGTTACCGCAGTGGTAACCTCTACACTCTCATTCAACGTACTTTCAGCAGAAATCAAAAATGTCATTCTGATGATCGGCGACGGCATGGGACCTCAGCAAGTTGGCTTATTGGAAACCTACGCAAACCAAGCGCCAAATTCCATCTATAAAGGGAACAAAACGGCCATTTATCAACTTGCTCAAGAAGGGGTTATTGGTTCATCCCTAACGCATCCGGAAGACGCAATCGTAGTGGATTCAGCTTGCTCTGCGACCATGCTTGCAACGGGTATCTACAGCGGTTCAGAAGTGATCGGTATCGATTCCCAGGGTAACCATGTTGAGACAGTACTTGAGAAAGCGAAAAAAGCAGGCAAAGCGACTGGCTTAGTTTCCGACACACGCTTAACTCACGCGACCCCGGCTTCTTTCGCCGCTCACCAACCTCACCGTTCTTTAGAGAATCAAATTGCATCTGATATGTTAGCAACGGGCGCTGATGTGATGCTCTCTGGAGGGCTGCGTCATTGGATTCCTAAATCGACCAACGACAAAGGTGAAACCTATAAGCAACTTGAGAAACTGACTCAAGGTGATGTTTACCTAAAATCGAAGCGTAAAGACGACCGTAACCTGCTGACTGAAGCAGAGACAGACGGCTACCAACTGGCGTTTAATCGCAACATGCTAGACGATGCTAAGGGCGATAAACTACTTGGCCTATTCGCCTACTCTGGCATGGATGATGGCATCGCTTACAGCAACAAGAAAAAGAGTGGCGAACGAACTCAGCCAAGCCTGAAAGAGATGACACAAAAAGCGCTCGACATCCTATCCAAAGATGAAGATGGCTTTTTCCTAATGGTCGAAGGTGGCCAAATCGACTGGGCGGGACACAGTAACGATGCAGGCACCATGCTGCATGAACTGCTCAAGTTTGATGAAGCGATCCAAACGGTGTATGAATGGGCAAAAGATCGTGAAGACACGATCGTGATTGTGACCGCAGACCACGAAACAGGCTCTTTCGGTTTCAGCTACTCTTCTAATGACCTACCAAAACCACAGAAACGTTCTGGCGAAGCCTTTGCTGATCGCGACTATGCACCCAACTTTAACTTTGGCGCATTCGATATTCTTGATGGTTTATACAATCAGAAGCAAAGCTACTACGGCATGATCAGCGAATTTCAGAAGCTGGATAAAGCGCTGCAAACACCTGAAAAACTGGCTGAGATCGTCAACAAAAACAGTGAGTTCCCTATCACTGCTGAACAAGCGAAAAACGTATTAGCCAGTAAGCCGAATCCATATCGACTGGCTCAGCACAAATACTTGTCGGCAGAAGAAGTGCCTGCTATCAACGATTTCGATGCTTTTTTCCCATATAACGACCGTGGTAACCTGCTTGCTCGTGAACAAGCAACAGGCCAAAACATCGTTTGGGGTACAGGTACACACACTCACACACCAGTGAACGTGTTTGCTTGGGGTCCTGCTGAAAAGATACTGCCAGTTTCGAAAATCATGCACCACTCAGAACTGGGTGAGTACATTAAACAACAAGTAAACTAGCCTGAATCTTTTTTGCTCGTTTAAATTTAGCGCCCTTCGGGGCGTTTTTTGTTTTAAGCTTTTGAGCTAAGTGAGTAATTGAGTAATTGAGTTTTAAATTTAGGCGACGCCAAATAGTAAAACAGCCGCTAAAGAGCGGCTGTTTTTATAATACTTAGCGATTTGGGTGATTCAAAATGTGGTCTTATTGACCACAAACAATACAGCCCTTATAAATCAATAACTTAAATAAAGTAAAATCACAAAATGGCGATGAAGTGGCGACACCCCACATTTTTGGCCACGCAAAACCGTGTTTTCTGCCATATTCCGCGAACTTCGATTCACCTTGGCAATTTGCCCACGGTGAGTAAAACCTTTCGAAAAAATCAAAACCACTAAAAATCAGTCTAAAGCCTTATCGTTCAAGGCTTCGCAGCCATTAAACCAGATCATAAAAACAGACACTAGATCTTTAAAACCATGACGAAAAACAGCGCGAATCATTAAAATTCAGTCACTTACAAAAACAAACGTGATCTTATCAGATCGTTATTATCGCAATTTATTGAAAAAAAGCGCAATGATTGAAATTTTATTAGGCGCTCTGTAAGCCATTTTAAGACGCATCAAGGATAAGCCGAACCCTTTATCACAAAAGGCTTTGCAGTATCACCACCGCACCGCCTAACCCCGTAGTTTTGCACTAAATCAAAATTGCGAAAAAATCAGATCGAAAGTGTCGCAGGTGGGGAGGAGGAGTGCGGATTCCGTCACTTACACGCTCCCTTTCGTGGCTGTAGGTTGTGGTTATGGTATTGGGGTGCGGATATAAGAAAAGCGCCCATGGTGGGCGCTTGGTTTGAATGCGGTGGGGTTTAGCTTACTTTGTATGTTCCGGCAGAGCTGCCACCTGTTACTTTGACGTCTGCGTTCTGGGTTATCTCATCCACCACGGCGTTGGCGATGGCTTCGGCCATCATGCCTGCCATGGCAAACTCACCATCAAGCACGAAGCCTTTAGCTTTCAGTTCTGTTTCTATCTTTTGCTTTAATGAGCTTTTGCTTATCGCCATTATTACTTACCTGCGTAAACGGTTGTTGATACATCCACATGCGGTTTACCCATAAACGGGCAAATGCTTGCGCCAGTACAAACGCCTTTGCCACCATTGAACTTTATGGTGCCGGCGTCTTCGGTGATGTTCTTGGCTTTGATGGTTCTATTACCTTTTACGGTTTCAGTGTGGTTGCCGTCAATCTCTGCTATTCGATTTTCTAGCACTTTGATTTGTTGAGTTAGGCATTCAAGCTTGTCGGCTTGGTCTGTCTTTCTTTCAAAGTTGCCGTCTTTGTCGATCAGCTGATGAACACCTTTGCGTTGTTGGTATCGGCTTTCACCTTCTTTGATACCTGGCAACTTGAAACCAAGGGGAAGAACGCAACGAACAAAGGGTTTGTCCGGTTGCCCAAACATAAACCCTATTTCAACAATGCTACCGACTGCAGGTGGTTCGAGTCGGCCAGCATGATCACCAAGACCTGGAACGGGAAGTGGTACCGCCTGCAGTGGTGGTTTGTCTTCGTATTCCATGCCCTTCTCATCGAGCAACTTCACATCGACAGCATAATGAGGATAAAAGCGATCAGACAAATCCCCCTCTTCGGGCAGCTCGGGTAATGCTACAACCTTTCCCCATCTTGGCAAGTGCCATTGCCCTGTAAACTCAGGGAACAAACGAAATATGATGCGCTTAATAACATTTACATCCACGTTAGCTTTGCCTCCGTTCCTTCAAACTCTACACCGACCAATCGAATGCCATTAACCATGACACCTGGCTTGAGTTTTGGGATAGCCGGTATCTTTACCGATTTGTTGGCTGTGTGGTTGGTCATTAGTTCATTTGGGATAGGTACCGACTTATTCGCCCAAAATGAATCTTTCCAACTGCCAACGTATATTTGGCCGTTGCCTTGTTGCTGCCAAAACAAATCATCAATGCTGAATGCTTGGCCTAGTTCGTCCATGACTCGGTATCCGTTGCCGTCACTGTAGAAGCAAGGTATTGCCGATTTGCTGTAAGCTTTTTCTGGTACCACAAATTGAAGCCCCGTTTTATTGGTGACTTCACTTAGTAATTGCATGAGTGTTGGGTGACGCATGAAGATGTTGAGTGGTTTATAAAGAATTGCCGAGAGCTCTCGGCAAAACACTTTAGACCAACCTTTTTCTGCAGGTTGAACACGTTCAATGTAACCAAGAAATACTCGGTCTATTGCATCGCCCCAACCAATATCGACAGCAACAATGGTGTTGGTGTCTGGGTTTCCTTCTATTGTCAGATCACATCGACCTGGTGTGTTTTCACTGAAAACTATCCGGTGGTCTTTTACCTTGGCTTTCTCTTTGCCAAGGTAAGCACGACACAAAAATTTGTTGTTGGCTGTCATAGTCCACCATTAGCCCAAAGCGTTATCAGCCGCTTTAAGGACTTTTAAGAAACCCGTTAATTCGACTTCGGTTTCTGGCGGTACATCGTCACTTTGTCCGGCATCCATTGGCGTGTTCACACCTTGCACTTTTTGCTGTGCTGCAGGTTTGTCCGGTTGGCGTTGTTCTACTCGCTCAGGAACAGAAAGGTGTTCAACCAATTCAAATGACACGCTCCACTGGCGGTGCGTGTCTTGTTCCTCGGCTCGGATTGAGCCTTGGAATTTAACTTGGCGCATCTTCAAAGCTTCTGCCGTTTTATTGCTAATCCGGTAGATGGTTCTCGCTTGGTCTTTTTGCGCGTCTGCCATACTGAACAGGTTGGTTAACAGTTGCTTTTTGGTAAATGGGATCACGCCTTTCACGCTCAGAATTTTACCTTTGCTGCCCGTTTCCGCTTGGTCGGTTGCAGAGGTCTGGCCGGACATATCCTGTCCGGCCAATTGCTGACGAACGCTAATGCGTAGGTTTTTTAATGGGAGTTGGTTTCCGTTTAGGGTTAGCATATTAAACCCTCAAATCACATGTAGCTCCATTAGTATGTCTTATACATCTAACTACTCCTGTCATACCTTTCTGAACAACATTTGTATCTGCTACTAATTCATAAATTACGTCATGATTAGCACTAACACGCTCAGAACCTATAGATGCAACTTTTGACTGCGATGTTTTTTCTCTAATGTACAAATAGTCACCAGGAACAGTTGAAACAAGATCAATTAAACATCCAGAGCCAGTATATGAAACCCTAGCTTTAACTTGAATTTCTGTCGCGCTCAATGAATTGTATGAATCATCTAACGAATCTATGGCGACAGTTATCAATGCAAATCGAGTGTCGACATTTGTCACTGAAAACTCAGCAAGAACAACATCGTCAGGATAATTGAATGATATTGCAAACTCGGCAGCTTCACGTTTTGCTATATAGTTAATGTCTTTTTGATTATAACTGGCATCTTCTCTGCGGTATTTAAATGCTGAAACCTGCTCAGCACCACCTGCGATCCATTCTGACAATAAATCTTGAAGCATTGGCGTTTCAAAACTTCTATCTGAGGATGCTGTGTAGACATTATTTAACGTTGTTACAGCCGCTGGATTTGATGGCTTGTGAACCTTACCAGAAAGCAGTGATTCACTAACTTTAATACCACATGGTTCTGTTGCTTTGATTGTTGTTGGTATATCCATGCCAATAGTTTGCAGGGCTTCTGAATACCAATTGTTATAATCAGAGTTAATTTGATGATAAATTTCACGGATATCTGCATCAACATATAAACTGTGCTCTTCATCCCATCCATACATATAACCTTGAATCATGCATGAATTAGAAAAGTGAGCTTTGTTATTACCGATCACAATGCGTTTTTTCGCAGAGCCCTCATAGCTCATGCCGTTTGACACAAAACCAGTCAACCCCTCAGCCACGAGATGATATCGACACATCGAAATAAAGCCGTTTTTAACCGATGATGACGTGCAATCATTACCCATCTGGTGGATTCCAATGACACAATTTCGAATATAAAACGAATCCTTAACTTGCCAAGAAAACCCTTTCGCCGACCAAATACCAAAGAGGAACTGATCGCTTGGCGTGTTGTAGTCGGTACCATCATCTGGATTGATTACAACATTAACAATGTTCCACCAAGCAACGGGAGCGACAGAGCCATCTATCATGATGCCAGCAACAGCTTTCTTAGTTGACGTTATACCGAAATTTTTAAACCGTGGGAGCGCGTCTAAGAACTCTTGATTTGATTGAGTGTATTTCACAACTGGCTTGAGTCGATATACTGCTTCATTCCCATTGGGATCCCAAAATAAATTAGAACCATCTGCTTTACCTGTGGCGTTTGTACCTACCAAATTAACGCCTTTATGAACATGCACTGTATCAGTAATTCGATAGTCCTCTAAAAGAGTAACAGCGCCTCCACCTGACTCTTTTGCATATAATGTGGCTGCATTAATTGCAAGCGTAGAGTCACCTTCTCTTTTACCTTTAGCACCCCAACCAAACGGATCCAATACTTTACGAGCAGCATGAATTACTGACGTAACAAATTCATACACTCCTGTTGTAGTCGTTAATGTTGCTGTGCCGTAGTCATTATTATTAACAAACGACAGAAAGTAACCAGAAGGCAAATCCCATGCATACCAGAATACATCTTCTATTTGTAAGCGGTCTTTACTTTTCATGTTATCTTGTTTTTCTGGATTAACGGATAATCCCCCCTTCACACCCCAGGTCAGCATTTCCGTTTGTTTACTTTGCTCTCGAAACATCAACTGCTTATCTACTGTAAGTCCATCAGGCCTTAAATCACTCACAGAACCATCACCCAACACCTGCGCAATCTTACAAACGAAGTGCGGCACGTCCTTACCTGTTGAAGAGTCGGTGTAATCGTCTTTCTCTTCTGCAGAAACAACGAAGTTGAACAACGTTACTTGCTCACCTGTTGGCGTTCCTTCGCGGTGCGCATCGATATAAATGAACGATGGCTTATTCGGAACCTGAACATTACGATCAAATTCTAGGGTGACACGGTTGCCCGACACATAGCCGGCACCCGCTTTAATACTGAATGCAGAGGCTTGAGGCGTGACCAAGAAACCGTCTTCGATAAACCAATCTTTGCCGTTTTGGTCGATGTTAGCTTGGGCTACATCATTGTCCATTTTCTTCATGCGTGGTGTTGCGTTGTATTGCCATGTTGAAGCGTCCACCGTGATATTGGTGATTTCAGCAATATCCTTGTATTCAAGCACAACAGAACGCACCAACGTATTACCCGAAACACCCGGCTCATCGACCGTTTTTGGCGTCAGTGAATGGTGGTCAATCGTGACTAAAACACCGTACTCAGAACAATAAGCGCCCGTCCAGTTAAACTCAAACGGCCCTTCATTACTGGCAAGCGTAGTGCTGTAAATCACCGAATCTTCCGAAAGTCGGCCACGCTGCTCAACGGCAGCTTGATGAACCACATTATCAGTCGGCACCACATCATCTGGTTGCGGGTACTCTGGGCGGTTTGGCACATTCGCAAAAATCATCTTATCGATGACCAGCGCCTTTTCTTCCGCATTAAGCTGCGCCAGTAGCGCTTTACCTGCTGCGGTTAAAATTGATTTATCAGATACATTTGCCATTTATTCTAAATCCTTAGCCTTTCGCAGTGGCTTGGTAATATTCACAATCAACGTTAAGCATGTTCGGTAACATGCCAACATTTATACGGGTCTTTACATGTGACGTTGCATATTGCGCTTCAATCGTTTTACTGCGCGCTGCCAGCGGCATTTCTACATAACTGGTGTATTGATAGCGGCGACACGTTCGGCCATATTGGCGGATCACCGTATCGAGTAACTTGGGAACGTGGGTTAAATCGCCATCTTGAATCTTTAGGTTAATCACATCCCAATCAACATTGGCCAACCGCTCATCTTGAGTGATATGCGGATAACCCAACTTTTCGAACATGTCCTCCCAACCAGACACCGAACCCGCATCACGCGAAAACCCATAAGCATGAGCTACGCGAACACGAAACAAACTTTCCGGCTCTTGGCCTAACTTCTCAACGCCACGCTGCCAAGCCAGAACATAGACAACTGCCATCGGTGCGATCAGTGGGTCATGTTGTTGCAACGGCATTTCGAACGCCGCTTTCACATGCCCCCAATAATTGCGCATTGCTCGGGCAAACTTGGCTATTTCGCCTCGGCCCATCCAGTAACGAAGGTTAATCTCAGGTATTTTCAATCGACACCCCCAACGTTTTAATACGTGGTACCGACAAATCGTTAATGATGTCGTCATTATCGAATTCGAGAGATTCTATTTGTTCAAACTGGTCGTGAAGCTCTTGCCCAAGCCTTGAGAAACTAAAACGTAAAAGCGGGTTAGTTACGGTTGGGGAGTAATCAGTATTCTCACGGAATGCCGCGCCAATGAATAGTTCAACTGAAGTTTGAAGTGCTTCCCGTTCTTCCATCGTCAAAGAACGTTGTGGCCAAATACGACACACCACATTCGCTTCGGTTTCTGGCAATGCCATTACCTGCAGATCATCACCGTGGCCGTGTTGCCCTTGGCTTCGAATATACTCATTCAGATCAGCAAGCATCTCACTTGAAGGTTCACCCGTATCAAGCAAAATATACGCATTGGCGGTACCCGGCCCACGCGGTGCGTTATGTTGAAAATACACATTGTCGTCATTGATACCCGCGCGGCTTGTCAGCAAAGCACGATAAGCCGCATCAATATGCCACTTAGCCACCGCACTCCATTGGTTACGAATACGAAGACGAAACTCATCGTTGCTTTCCTTATCGGCTCCGGCTTCCGTTAACCACTCGGCAGGGTTCATCGCTGCCGCAATGCCAGAAATAGCCGTGGGTAATATGTGGTAATAACCCTCACCCAAGTTATAAGCCGCCCCTTCATCTTCGGCTTCCGTCTCCACCATCACCATGGTTTCGTTCTCTGGCATGGTGGTATCTGCAAGCACACGAACGCGGTAAATTTTGCCGTTAATTGGCTCGGTTTGAACCCATGCGCCCATCGGGATAACTAACGCAGGGCCTTTCACTGCCGCCCGTTGAAAAGCAATAAACCCTTTAGCTTTGGTTGCGCCTTTTCGGTCAAGTTTGCACTGCCAACCAAGCAAATCTAGCCATTGGTCAACCGCCGTTGCTAAGAACATATTTGGCAGAACGTAACCCACCAATAACGTATTGATAAGCCACAACGTCACTTGAACCACTGCAGATTCAATCAATCGCCAGAACGGGGAAAAAAGCGAATCATTAGAGATAATGCACTCTTCCTTGGCCATCTCATCTTTCAGCACTTTTTTCCAACTTGCCGAATCGGTAGGAATACCCGACTGCTTAACCAGCTCTGAATAATCCGGTTTTGGAATCTCAGCCATTTGTTATCTCCGAAGTTGTAATATCAAAAGTCACATCACCAAAGTCTGCCGTAGTGGAAAAAATATAAATCGTGCCTTCGTTTGGCTCTTCAAGCCTCACCGTTCCCGGCACTAAACGCACATCTTCTTCAACCAGCAGTTCCAACCGAGTGCGGATATCCGCTTTCTTTGATGGGCTGCGCTCTGCGATAAGTTCCACAGCCAAATTGCTTTCAATGATGGCGTGTTTAATGTCTTGGGCGATCACGGCTCGGTCTTGAATCAACACAGGGTTTCGGCCTGCATCCAACACCACATCACCGTTTTCGATTAACAAATCTTGATAGATAAAATCCGTCATTAGCCTGCCGCCATTTCGAGTTCACTTGCCATGTCTTGAGGGCTAGACATATACGTTGGGTAAATCGCCACACCACCGTAATTGGTCGAACTGGTTTGATAGCTTGCAATGCTCTTGGCCGCGCCGCCGGGCTGAACTTGCGCGTAAGGCGTTGCGCTTTTCACTGACTTGGATTTCACAGTGGAAGATTCATCATCACTACCGAAACCCGGTATCCAATCCGCGACACCTTTGACCGTTTCAAGCACACTGCCAAAGCTCTCACTAATCCAACCAAACAGATTGGCGAACACAGCGCGAACCTCATCAACAATTGTGAACAGGCCATCAAAGCCACTGGTATCAGAGAAACCACTCATCACCCATTGCCAGCCGCCTTTCATCACTTCAAACAGCATTCGAACTTGAGCGGATAAAACCGTTAACACTTGGAACCAAGCCGTGTCACCAAACGAAGCTTTCAGATCATCCCAGTAGTAAATCAAGGCACCAACCGCAGCAATCGCCGCCACAACACCCGCAGCAATCAAGAAAATAGGGTTGGCCGCTATCGCAATATTTGCCGCAAGCATCGCTACTTTAAAAGCTTTAAGAACGTTAGATAGCCCAGCAACAACCGCCCCATACGCTTTCATTACCAAGGTATATGAGGCTAATGCCTGCATACCGACGCCAACGACGAGTGTAATTAGCCCGTTAATCGCAACAAAACCAAGCAGTGCTAACGCTGCAAAGCCAATGTATTTGGTTAGGTTTGGGAACATCTGTGTCCATTCGATGATTTCCATTGCGCCATCGGCCAAACTTGAGATCACCGGCAGCAAGGCAGGCAACAACGCCGCACCAAATGCAGAGCGAACAGCAAACACGCCTTGCTCTAGCCGTTCCCATTGGTCGGTCATACTGTGCGCCATGTCCCTTGCTTCTTTTAACCCCGAGACATCTTGCAGTTGCCTAATTGATTTATTGAGCCCATCGGTTTCGTCCATCATATTCATAATGAAATTTACGGCTTGCTGACCTCCAAATGCCTCTTTTAACTCCGCCTGTTCTGAAAGCTCTAACGTGTCACCATAAAGAGTTTTTAATTGTCCCATGATGTCTATGACGGACTTCATGCTACCGTCTTGATTTTGGAAGGCGACTTGATCGCCAAACTTGCCTTGAGCTTTGGCTACACCTTGAAGGAAAGAAGAGTACTGCGTACCAGCTCGGGCACCCGATTGAGTAATCGCCTGCAGTGTCCCCAACACCGCAAACTGCTCTTCCATCGCAATACTGTTTTTCGTACCAATGCTCTGAAAGTTCTGAAATGCTGCTGCCATTTCCTTACCTTCCGTGTTGAACATTTTCACAACGGTTGCTGTTTGGCCTGCAAGTTTTTGCGCCCATGCGACATTCCCCATTTGCACAGCATCATCGTTAAAGATTTTGTGCATTTGCCCCATGTAGCCTGTAATCGTCTCTGTATCTGCTTTTGTCGCGGCAGCCATAACACCTGAGATGTGGGTGAGTTCTGAAAGCTCGTTACCTTTTAGGGAAGAAATCGCGGATTGAATTTTATAACTTGAATCCACAAATTCAGTGGCCGACTTGCCATATTCAACCGAGAATTCCATCGCGGTTTGAGCAAGGGTTTTTAGTTGATCATCAGCAACGCCCAATGATTTCACTTCACCAAGTTTTCTATCCATTTCAATGGCTGGCATCAAAGCCTGTTGCAAGGCGAAACCCGCCCCCACCATACCCGCAGCACCCGAAACCATCGTTTGAGTGCCTTGTTTATAGGTATTGGTTACATCAGACATTTGTCGTTTAATGTTGCCCAGAGGTTTTGAAATCTGGTCAATCAATCCAACTTGAAATCTGAGTGCTTCTGGTAACATCAACAACTCTCTTTGTGCTGATAAAAGTTAAGCGCCAAAGGCTTTGGCAACCCCGTTTGCAGTGGCGGCTTGCATGTTTTCCCAGTGGTTCGTCTCTAACCAAATCGCGTAAGCAAGGTTTTGGTCAGTATCAGGTTCATTGGGTAGCCACTTACGCCGCCACGCATACATCTTTTGCCTGTCGCTGCCATCAATGGCCGCGACAAGCGCATCTATTTTTTTACTGAGATAACAAGCTTCGGCGTGTACTCTTTAATAAGCGCACCATAAATCTGCATCGCTGCACCCGCGTTCTCATTAGTAATTTCACGCAGTGCATCTTTTGAACCATCACTCACACAGCTCACCAAGAAGTTATGCGCTGCCGCACTCGCATCACCAGTAAGAATCGTGTTTTGCGCTTCATCGTGTTCCGCAGGTGTTGGGTTAAATTCAAGGTCAGTTTTGCCAACAGTCAGTACAATCTTGCTCATTTTGATATTCCTATTTTGCTTTCGTGCTCGGCACGCCAATTTAAATAATCTTCAATTTGTTTATCGCACGCAGTCACGGCGACTTTTAACTTGGGAATGTCTTCGGTTATTGCTTCGGGCCATGTACCTTTTACAGGTGGCTTGTAGCATGGAACCAACATTCCGGCAGGTGGCAATTTAACGATCACCTGCGTTGAAACGGTTTCAATAGGGCTCGCGCAAGCGCTCAGTAACATCGGCAGGGATATGGCAATCAATGCTTTCCATTTCCTTTTTAAGCTTGTCCATTTCTGCATTGAGCTTCCCTTCTGCTTCTATCTGTTCTTGCTTACGCCGTACAAAGAGTTGGTTCGTTTTATCCGCGTCACTTTGTAAGGTGTTAATCACTTGCAAGTTGGCGACGTTATCGGCCTTGGCTCGATTCAGCTTTTCAGCCAAAGCGACTTGTTTTAACTGGCTTGCATCCAATTTCAGCCATAAAACCCAAACCGTGATGCACAACGTTCCAACCGCGAGTAACTTAATCCACTTCCATGCAGCGAGCATATTCAATCCCTCGCCTTGTCATTAAACCGGGTAACTTTTTACCGCCGCCATACACCCATTTGGGTAACTCTTTACAGGCTCGTTCGTAGTCGCCTTGTTTAATGTAAGTAAAAATCCGCGTGGCGCTACCATCATGGTTTTTCATGAACCGTGAACAGCCAGTGTTAAAACTAAACGAGGTGAACGCATCAAACTGCCCTTGGCTCATGGGTCGCTTAGCCGCCTTTTCTGCCGACTCGATGCACTGCTCAGCACCTTGCAGGTTAACCACCCAATCTTTTGCCACTTGCTCTAGCGTGATGGGTTGGTCTGGCACACCGTGAGTGTTGCCGATTCCGTTTGTGATTAAACCCGCAGGGCAGGTGTAGGGTTCAAATCGGCAACCTTCCGCATTACCTGTAATGTCCAGCGCTTTAGGGCTAATACGCAATTCACCTTGGGCTTCACCCTCGATCACCACTTGGCCGACTGACGTTGTGAACTCATCACCATAAAGGCTATTGCCTCCGGTAATTAAGCCCATGGCCGCTACCACCGAACACAGGATTTTGTTACTTAGTTTCATTAATAAAAACACCTTTCTCTTTGGCTATTTTTTGCATTGCACGTTTGTGCCATACATTCGCTAATAACGCGCCTAAACCAATAAATATGGAGGTTAAGAAATACCACTGCTCTAATGTTACTGAACTCAACAGCACACCCGTTGCCGACATCAAATAAGCGATATAACCCGTTACTTTGTCGTACCAATCTTGCATCTTATTCACTCCCTTGCGGCTTGGCATGGTGTGCAATATTGACAACCTGGCACCTTTTGGCGGCGCAGTTCTGGAATTGGTTCGTCACACTCGCCGCATTCATGTGCACTTTCCCTTTGGTTAACTTGCTTAGCCCTTGCCAACTGGTTAGCAATTGCCACTTCCGTGAGTTTGGCTTCAAGGTCACAGGCTTGGTCAATAACATCAGACATTTCGATCCCTACTTGCTAAGCAAAAAGTTACTGCACCAAATCTTCGGTTTCATCAGGGCGCAGGTATGGCACACCGTTGATGCGAACAAAATCAGGGCTTGTGACTTCGAAAGGCAGCTTGTGAACCAAAGCGCTACCACCACTTGAATCGGCATCGAGCAAATCAGAGATTTTCACACGACAACCGAAGGCTTCAATCTTGAGTTCGTCTTTATCAATCTTGCCGTAGAACAAAGCATCGAAGTCCGGCATACCGCGCCAAGAACCGGCGTTTTTTGCGGCCTTGCTTAATAGATTGAATTGCTGAGTGGTGAGCTCCATTTCTCCACTGGATTCCACATCACCATCCACGTAGCCATCAGGCACACCATTGGTTTTGTTAACGGCGGAATTATCCGTGATAGACAACGTGACCTTTTGCGCCTTTAGCTTGTAGTCACCCAGTGAAAAATGCATGTTCTTGCCAGAAATACGCATGCTCATGGTTATGCCTCCGAGTCTGCAGGGTTAGAGAGATCAAGCCCAATGTTCACAACAATTTGTTTCGGGCAGTTATGCGGCGTGACCATCAAGCCAATCACAACTTTGGTTTTGCTTTGCCAAGTGATAGTCACATCTTCATCGCTTGGCGGCACAATTTCACCAGGGAACTGAATGCCGCCAATCTCCGTGGTCTTCGACATATCGCGCATGTCTTTGCTGAAGTAAGTGCGGTTAAGTTCGATACTCGGTGGCGTTGAGTTAAGGATTCGGTCAGCAATACGACGAATGGCTTTGATACGAACGCGGCGATTTAGCTTGTGTACTGGGCGAACATACTCAAGGAATTGGTAATCACCGCCTTTGGCTTCCAGTGTCGTGGCATCTGTCCAATACACACCTTCCATGTCGGCATACCATTGCGGCAACGAATAGCGCGCATCGGCCAACACGCTAATCGTGCTCATTTCCAACGCTTTGCCGTCTTTGTCCACTGGCATTTCGCCAAGACCAAGTAAACTGCCTGTTGAAACACGCATCGGGCTATCAGCCACAGTGACAGCGCGATCACACAATCGCCCCGCAAGCACACCCACGTTATTGCCATTAAGCTGCGGAACAGGCGTCACCATGTTGGCAGACACATCTTTCACAAGCGCAAGCAATCCGGTTTCGTAATCGGCCCACGCTTGGCCATTCTCTTCGGTAGCATCAATACCAGCGCATGCAGCAAGGAAGAACACCCAACGGCCAAGTTTGCTTGTCAGCTCGGTGGCTTTGTCTTGCATGGCTGTGAATTCAGCTTTGTCTTTCACAACATCAACAATACAAATCCCTTCGAACGAATCGTTTTTGTTGGCTAAATCAACCGCTGCTTGCCATGTATCATCATCACCCAAACCAAAGATGGCACCTGTCCAGTTCTGTTTGCCGTTAAGCTGCGCCGCTTTCACGTTCGCGCCTAACGCATCATCAGCCACCACTTCATCAAGGTTGGTCATGTTATTAACACGCGTCACTTTGCCTAGTAGTTCGGCCTTATCGGTCTTGCCGATAAAAAGCAGATGGCGTTCAATTTCTGGAATCCCGCCTTGCCCTAAATTGAGGTTGTTTACCTCTACCTTTCCGGTTGCCATTGGTTATTTCCTCGCTTATTTTCGCGTCTTGGCCTGCTCAAAAATCTGTATGAGTTGGCGGGTTACTTCACGTTCTTTACTGCCTAAAATTTGGCGTTCTGCTAAGGGGATATCCCAAGCCGACATACTCGGTTGATTGCTCAACTCACGAATGATTAATCCGGCTTGGCCATGGGTAACGGTTGCCATTAACAGCTTGAGTGTGGGCTTCTTTCTTCCCTTGCCACTCTTGCGCGGTACCATGTACCCCAATTCCCTTAGCTTTCGCGCCTGCCCTTTAGAACAAGGCGCGGAATAATCTGGCGTACCCCACCGTTTTTGCATTTGGCGTTTGGTCATTTTTTGCTTTTGACCAAGGTGATGCCTTGCTGCAATTCTTGCGGTGAGCTTATTGCTCCAAGTAAGGTCGAGCGTGTTGGCGTTTCTCACATAGGGCGTTAACCCCTTTGCCATTCGGCGCATTACCTTGCCGCGCTTGTTCCCTTTCTTGGGTGTTAATGTTTGGCCGCGAATGTCTTTTTGTTGCTGAATACGTTTGCGTGTATTGGCTTTTTCCCAACGGCCTAGGGTTTTCAATATCCAAATACGCTTTCTTGGTGGAAGGGCTAACATGGCAAGCTTTTCTTGCATGTTGAGCACATCCCTTTGATTCACATTAACTGTCGGTTTCATTCACCAACTCCGCTTCTTCTGCGGTGTAAATCTCAACGGCTTGAACTCGGTACTTAGTCCCGCGCCAAGTGATCATCCCACCCTCATCGGGAACCAGCTCAATCGGCTCCATCAACTCAAGTTCGATACTCACATCAGCCGCTTCACTGCTGATCACATCGACCGATAAAGTCGGGTCTTCAAGCTCTTGTTCGTTGCGGTCTTCTTCATGGTCGCTTAACCAACAAGCAATCAAAGCCAACAAACAACGTGGGTCTAACAACTGGTGAGGAAATTCCTCAACCGAGATCACCGCGTTGTACTTCCAGAAACAAGCGATATACCCACCGTTCCCACGGTCTTCACCACTTGGCACAATCGAACCGTTTTCTTGCCAAGCATCAATCTTGTTATCCAAAACGTTGCTATTTAAGTGACTAACGATGTAATCCGTTAAATGCTCAAGCTTGGTTTTGTTGTAAGCCGTGTCGCTCATATCGCTTCAATTCCGTTGGCACTGCGGCCAAGTAACAAACGAACATCTTGGTTACTCTGAGTAACAAAACGTGCCGCCTGTTCTGGTTCATCCGTTGCCACGCTTTCCCCTTCCTTGCGGCGGTCTTGCGTGGCGAACTCAGGTAATAGATCAGCATGGGCCAAACCATAAACTGCACGTTTGTACACCATGGCTTTAACAACGTTCAGTTCTGGCGGTGTGCCATCAACCAACAGGCTTTCTAATCGCTCTTGAATCGCCGTTGCTGCAATTGCCACGGCCATCGCTAAAGAGTCGTTATCAAACGTGTGGGGAATACGGCGCAACTGGCGAAATTCATCGGTTGATAAATCCGGCCAACCTTCACCTGGTAAGGCGGTATTTTCTGCGCGGTTAACTTTCCCACCAAAGCTCATGTTGTTTCCTTGCTTCTCGATCACTAAATAGGTGCGCCTCTAACCACTGGGTCGACGGCATCGAGTAAGCACAAAGGCTTCTCTTACCTCACCAGCCGAGGCGCGGCGGCATAGGAGTCTTTACTAGTCGCTGCGACTAAAGATTCTTGCCATCTTCAATGGCACGAATACGTTGTTCGATTTTCTTCACTTGGGTACCCACTCCCACTTTTGGGTGTTGATTGTGGGCGTGTTGCAGTAGAACTAATGCCTTTTTCAACACGTCTACATCACCAACGGCGGTTGCTTGCGGGTTCCCTTGGTCATTTCGAATCAGGAATAAACCTGCAAACTTGTACCACTTGGCGTTCACCTTCTCGTGTAATCGCCATTCCTTCTCGACCTTCTCAAACACTTGGGAGAAATACGGTTCAATGGAATTACCACGTTCAGATTCATACTCTGCCCATGCCAATACTTCATCAGCACAGAAGGTTGGCCAATCACGGCGGAAGTTCTCCGGCGTTGGCAGGTCACGTTCAATGGCTTTCATGCACCAATCAATCGCGACATCTAATTCTTTAATGTCGAATAACCAGATCACCACGTTGGTGAAAATCGGGTTCTCGAACTGATCACCGCTTTCTAAATAGCGTTGAACATAAGGTTTGTACTTAGGCACTAAAACATTGCGCTTATGCTCGATACGGTCGGCAATCGCATTGAAAGAACGTAGATGCTTACGGTCTTCTTCGAACTCAATCAGCTTAATGTGCAGGCTATTGGTGTCGGCCACTGGGCTTGTGCCAATATGTCGCTGCTCTTTGTCTACCTTCTTTGCAAGGTTGTCTCTCATACCTGGTGATAAGCGCATTGTTATTTACCTTTTACTCAGCCGGAGTGGCACCAAAGTGAACTTTGGCTTCATTGAAACTTGCGTAACCTTTGTGCTCACCTACCGCGTAACCTTCGTTACGTAGGTATGAGTTTTCGTGCTGCTTACGATCTTCTGAATGCTTAGACTTACGGTGGCGCGTATTACGCTGCGTGTAGATATGCAGGTTTTTAAGCGTGGTCACAGTCATACGCATACCGGGGAAGAACGGTGGCGACATTGCACGACGGCCAGCAATCGAGTTTGGCAGTTGTTGCGCTGCTTTCTTCTCTGTTGGCGTGGTTGCCGCGTCATACAAACGCGCTTGCTCGAATGAAAGCAGATCAGCACCCACCAACACAATCAGGCTTGGGTCATTACGTAGCGCTGCATGAATCTTGGTGTTGATAAGGTCAGAAGCCATCGCATCAAGGTTTTTGTAATCACCGCCGCCGTCTGGGTCTAGGTACACATCCACATCAATGATTTGGTCTGGTGACTTCTCTTTCACCACTTGCTGCCAACCTTTGTTTACGTCTTCGCCGTTAGGGTTGGTGTCTGGGTCTGTTGTTTCCGATGTTTTAATACCGTTGAAGCCAACACGAATCATGTCTTGCGCGAAGTTCAGCGTTGCGTTCTCGTTCAAACGCTTCATGAATTCGCCCGGCTTACCCGAGTTCGCCCATACGCTTAGCAAATCCCAAGACGCAACCGCGCATGAATCCGTTTCAACTAACGTGAACGTATTGCCCGACACACCCGAAGTGGTGGTATGGCGACCGCCTTTTTTACGGCCTGTATGAAGTTTGTTGGTACCAACATCGACCACTTGACCAGTAATCTGGTCTACATCTTCAACCGTGATCAGCTTTAAGAATTCAACCGATTCCATCAGTTTGTTTTTCAGTGCCGTTTCAATCGGGCCCGAAATCGAAAACTGTTCGCTTACATTAGGTCGTGCAAACACTTCACACTGCTTGGCACAATATTGCTCTAGCAGAGCACGAGCCGTTTGAGTTAATTGCATGTGCTATTGCTCCTTATGCAAAGTGGCTTACGTCTTCCGAAGAACCATCAATACCGGGTAGTTGACCGGGTACTTCTTTCGAAAGGGTATTAAATTGAGTTTCCAAAGCCGTTACTTTTTCCATAACAGGGGCTAGCTCTGCTTTCAGCGCAGCAGAGAATTGCTCTACTGTTGCACCTTCCGGCTTAACTTCTGGCTCAACTTCCGGCTTTGGGTCTTGCTTGCTGAACTCTTGCGTGAGTTCATCTTTAATCGCGGTTTTAAGCTCGCCTGCAAAAACACTAAATTGCGTTTGCAATGCTGCTTTTAGCTGCTCTTCGTTCACTTCGCTATCCTCTGGTTGCGATGATTCTGGTACACCCTCTGGCTTCTCTTCACCAGAAGTAAAGAATTGGCTACACATCGAGAAAAAGCGTTCACTTCGTGTAAAGCACTCATCAAGATCAATCTCTTCAAGGTGGCTACACTCAAGGCTCGTGGTTTCGCCAGCCTTACGAGAAAATTGAAGTGACGAAGTACCAGTGGAAGCAGGGGAGTCAGTCGCAGCTAGGCCCAATAGGTAACAACGCCCTTCGCCTTTGTAATCTGGCTCTGGCTCAATTGATGTGAATAGTTTTTGCTTCTTACTGTTGGCATCAAGTAAATACTGGTTAGGTTCCAACTTAGCGAACAGGCGCATTTTGCCGTTTTGTTCTTCAACTTTAAGTTCTACAACTCGACCCCAGTTTTCACCGTATCCGTAAAAGCGGCGATGTTCCGGCCAAATCAAAGCTGTGTATTCTTCTGGGTCGTAACTTTCAGCCATTTGAGATAACCATTCACGGGTAATCTTGCGCCCGTCTACAGTTGGCCCTTCTGTTGCAATTACTTTCCAATCACTGATTTTTGCCATTCATCTAACTCGCTAATTTCGATGTTAATTCGGTAATACCATCTTTCTGAGCCCAAACAATACGCCTTTGACTAACTCCTTTCAGCCACTTCAATTCCTAGAAATTCGGATATTCGTCATATCCGAATTCATCCGAATTTTGGTTAGTCATTTGCAAGTTTTCGGGGCGTATGATGCAGGTATGGCATATTCAAATGAAATAAAAGAGGCCGCGAAAAAGCTTTATTTGCGCGGATTACCTCCTAAGGAAATCGCGGCGCAATTGAACCTTAATAGCGACCGTATTATTTACACCTGGGCAGAGAAATCTGGCTGGGCTTTGTTGTTGAACGAACTTTCTGTTGAGGAAATGATTAACCGCCGTTTGGCCGTGTTGATTGATAAAGACGAGAAAACCGATCAGCAGCTTAAAGAGATGGACAAGCTTATTGACCATCACGTTAAGTTGCTTAAAGCCATGAGTGATGCAAAAGCCAAAGCGGAGCGAATGCTTGCGCAAGGCAGCTCGGGTAACAATGGGGCAAAAGCTGAAAGCAAGGGCAGCGGCCAGAGTAAAAAGAAAGGGAAAGGCAAAAACAACATCGAGCACCTAAGTGAAGATGACTTTGCAGATTGGCACGATTCCCTGTTTGAATATCAACACGTAATGCGCAACAACATTAAACAGCGTATTCGTAACATCCTTAAATCTCGCCAAATTGGTGCCACCTATTATTTCAGTGGTGAAGCGTTAGAAGATGCGATTCTAACGGGCGATAACCAAATATTCTTGTCAGCGTCTCGCGCTCAAGCCGAAGTATTCCGCAGCTACATTATTGCGATTGGCAAAGAGTTTTTAGACATCGAGTTATCAGGCAACCCGATCACCCTATCGAACGGGGCTGAACTGCGCTTTCTATCAACCAACAGCAAAACCGCCCAGAGTTACCACGGCCATGTTTACGTGGACGAATACTTTTGGATTCCGAACTTTGACGAACTGAACAAACTCGCTTCGGCAATGGCCACCCACAAGAAATGGCGCAAAACCTACTTTTCCACGCCATCTTCTAAGATGCACCAAGCTTACCCATTCTGGACGGGCGACTCTTGGCGCAAAGGTAAAGAGTCTCGCGAAAAACTTGAATTCCCAACCTTTGCCGAATTCCGAGATGGTGGCCGACTCTGTGACGACAAACAGTGGCGTTATGTTGTCACGATTGAAGATGCGGCCAACGGCGGTTGTGAGCTTTTCGACATTGACGAACTGCGCGAAGAATACAGCCAAGAAGATTTCAACAACCTGTTTATGTGCATGTTCGTTGACGGTGCGCTGTCTGTCTTCAAATTCTCAGACCTTGAAAAAGGCATGGTGGACGCCGCCCACTGGCAAGATTTCAAACCGAAAAACAAACAACCCTTTGCGCGCCGTGAGGTATGGCTCGGTTATGACCCATCACGAACCCGCGACAATGCGTGTTTAGTGGTAGTGGCACCGCCAGCCGTTGCAGGTGAAAAGTTCCGTGTACTAGAAAAGCACTACTGGAAAGGGCTTAACTTCCAATATCACGTATCTGAAATCGACAAAGTATTTCAGCGTTACAAAGTCACTTACATTGGCGTTGATACTACGGGCATTGGTGGCGGTGTTTGGGATTTAATATCCAAGAAATATCCGCGTGAAGCTCACGCCATCCATTACAGCAACGAAAACAAAAACCGCTTAGTGATGAAGATGATCGACATCGTTGAAGCCAAGCGACTTCAATTTGATGCTGAACATAAAGACATTGCCATGGCATTCATGGCGATTAAGCGAGTACCAACGGCCAGTGGCAACGCCATGACATTCAAAGCAGAACGCAACCAAACCACAGGCCACGCCGATGCATTTTGGGCGATATCTCACGCCTGCATTAACGAACCGTTAGATCATTCAACGCCAACTAAATCAACTTGGGAAACAGCGGCATGACCGAAGAAACACAAACACTAATTAAACAAGATGAGCACACACCCGATTCGGTTTATCACATTGACTCATCGCCCGAATCAGTCGATGCAAACAGTTGGATGACTTCCTACTCAGATTTGTTTTACAACGACTCAGAGAACTATTGGGAGCCGCCTATTTCGCGCCAAGGTTTGTCGGAAACCTCACGCGCTAACGCTTACCACTGTTCAATTCTTAAAGCTCGTGCAAATCATGTTGCAGCCCGTTTCACTGGCGGTGGTGGTTTAACTCGCCGTCAGGTTCAATTTTTCGGGAACAACTATTTCACGTTTGGTGATGCGGCGTTCTTAAAAATTCGCAATGGCTTTGGGGTACCCGTAAGGCTTCACCCACTGGCAGGCATGCACATGCGCCGCCGCAAGAATGGTGATTTTGTGATACTTGGCCGCGACAGTAGCCAACGTGTTTACAAACAGAAAGACATCATCTTTTTGCCACAAGACGATTTGCAGCAACAAATCTATGGTGTGCCGGATTACTTAGGCAGCTTGCAAAGCAGCTTGCTAAACAAAGACGCCACCCTGTTCCGCCGCCGCTACTTCAAGAACGGTGCCCACATGGGCTTTATCTTCTACGCATCAGACCCAAACCTGAGTGAAGAAGATGAAAAGAAAATGAAGGAAACCATTGCCAGCTCAAAAGGCGTGGGCAACTTCCGCAGCATGTTTGTGAACATTCCGAACGGCAAAGAGAAAGGCATTCAATTGATTCCAGTGGGCGACATTGCCACCAAAGACGAATTCGAGCGAATCAAGAACATCACCGCGCAAGATATTTTAGTCGGCCACCGATACCCTGCAGGCAAAGGCGGTATGATGCCGCAACCTGGCTCCACGTTCCCCGACCCAGAAAAGGTGGGCAGAGAATACGCCAAAGACGAGATCATCCCAGTGTGCGAACTGATTATGGATGAAGTGAACAACGACCCAGAAATCAGAAACCTAAAGCACTTACATTTGAAATTCGACATTGCGATAGGAACAGAAGCATAGAACTGTACAAAAACACAGTTTATGGCTTAATATTGAACTGTCAGTCAGTTCAGTTAGGTCATCGTTATGAGAGTGTTTTGCCCCGAATGCGGTGAAAAAAGCCGCATTCAAAAATCAAATAGGTTAAGTTCTAAGTATGCCGATTTATATTGTTCATGTAATGACCCTGAATGTGGTCACTCATTTGTTATGAACTTATCTTATAGCCACACTCTTAGCCCTAGCGCTAAAACCACTTCACAGTTAGCCTTTAATATGATTAAGGCTTTAGCACCAGAACATAGAGAAGAATTAAAGCAGCAGCTTTCTATTCTATAACTTGAAAGTAGGACTATCCGCTTCATCAGCCATCCCGATAATTGACTGGATGGCTTTTATTTTTTCTTCATCCACTAAATGAGCAAACCTTGGCAACATACACTCTAATAACACTCGCCCCGCCTCCTCTCTTCCTTCCCCAACCGAACTGACAGCAACACCATCAATGATGACATCCAGAGCGGATTGAAATAGCTGCTTTTCTTTTGACATATCAATACCCTTACCAATGACACTGAAAATATACTGTATATCTATACAGGTTTCTAGTGTGTTTATACTGGTAATGGTCATTTCGCGATCTAGCTTACAACTGGTCATTAAACTACGTCCTATTTTTCATTGCTGTTATTACTAGAATACGATTGAAAAAATATATACAAGCCCAAACAGAACAAAGAACCAAAAATAGACTAACAATGAATTATAACTTCATACATAGAAAACACATCCCTTTAAGATCAATTGGTTATATTTCGAAAGTGTAAATTAACAATATAAAACACCTTAATTAGAATGGGCATCTTGCCCCGTACTTGGCTAACACTTTAGCGATGTATTCCCACAGTTCATTCAAATCTCGATATTCCAAATAAAAATTACTGTCGACGAATTGCGAACCACTGGATGAAAAGTTAGGCGCTGTATTACCTTTGCCACCGATACCCAATTCAAAAGTCGCGGCAAATTTGCCACCTTTAGGTCTTACATTGAATTTGATGTGGTATGTCCAATGGGTTTCAGATTGGCAACGTCGATATAAAGCAGGAATCCAACCGGAGTCGTAAAAGTTTGGATAGGTGTGGTTTGGAAGTTGGTTGCCAGCGAACGGCGGAAGTGTTGGAAGGTTTGAACGAAGTTGGTTAGCCATTTGGTTAAATGCAGTGATGTAGGCTTCTTTGGTTGCCGCCGCTTTCTTACCTGTAAACCCCATAACCAAGAACATAAAACCGTCTTTGGTCATTTCCCAAAGAGGAAGTTTACGACCAGAACCGTCTCGATAATCACTGAGCGTAAAATTGCGCTCAGTGAATTCTTTAGAGCAATCTAAAGATTCTATCTTACGCAAAACATCTTTATGTTGCTTACCAAAAGCCTGAGAAACTAGTTTAGATGTGGTGACAAGATCACCGGAGTGTTCAAAGACAAGATCAGAAGAGTCTAAAGTAATTGTGATTTGATTGGTCATAGCGACCTCCTTTGGTAATGATTTCTAAATCACCACGCAAAGGGTCCAATCTTTGGGTGGTGAACTGAGCAAGGTTGGACCTATCGCACCAAAGGAAGCGACCAGCATAAAGCTGCCTCGCCCAGCTCACCATAATTCAGATAGTACGATTCTTATGCGAAACGTCTATGTATAGATGTGCTGAAGCCACACATAAAAAAACCAGCAAAAGCTGGCGTCTGTGCGCCTTTGGTTAACAAACAGGGGTCCAATCCTGACACTGGATTTTGCCAGTGCTCTATCACATTAGCCGATGTGAACTATAATAGTCAATGATGTGTAATGATATTGATGAACATTGACGCATATTGATAAAGAACTGACAATGTGATGATTGTTTGAAACTTTGGAGTGATGTATAGTTTGCGTCCTAAGAATTAATATATTATTTGATCCATATCCATGAGGTTCGACCTTGACTGAACGTGTTGCTGAAACTCGCACTAACAACCTACTCGATGAACTTCGAGATTATATCTTTAGCGATAAAACGCTCAACGATATCCAGTTTGCGACGTTGAAGAAAGAAGCATCCAACCTTCCGACTATTGAAGAGTCAGCTTTAATCGAAGTACTTGCCTATTGTGCAGCCAACAAACTGGACTTAGCAGAAGATAAAGCAATGAGTGTTGCTCGACAGTTTTCTCACGAGTCTTTTGTTTCATCAAATATGATTTGGACTATGCTTTACTTAGGAAAGCCAACTATTGCATATGAAGTCGTTAAGCGTATGCCTCTTGAATGTGCAGACGAATACGATGTGGAAAACATTATCAGCACCAATTTTCTATTTAATGATTTCGGCATTGATGCTCGATTGAATGAGTGGTTACTAAGAACTAATCAGCATGAGCTCTTAGGGCGCATGCAAGAAAGGACTGAGGTAAGGCGTATGGTAATGAGAGAAATAGAGTCAAGGTTTGACGTTTCATCCAACACTGTAACCGAACTTTCTATTTTAGCTGCTCGCGTGGTTGAAGAGCATACTGGTGTTGTAATTAACAACACCTTACTTGCCATTCCACCCGAATCAGGACGTGCTACCCTAACGGTTTACGTTGAATGCGAGCCTGAAAAAATCTTCGATTTAAACTGGGACTTATCAGGAGCTTTGGTTGATGCAGAGTTAGATGATATCAAATGCGTGACCCATTTCGAAATCCTTGGCGAAAACGTTCCTACATTTGCAGAGAGGTTGAGAAATGCCGGTTAATCCTAGCGACTTTCTTTCTCTTATACATAATGCCGAATGCGAGTCAGAAATAGATTATCGCAACATAATTAGCCGAGGCTACTATGGGATGTATCACGGTGTTCTAGATATGTTAACCCAAAGGCCTATCATGCTTGCTGATGGTGGTGTCCACGAGTCTTTGAAAGAATATTTAGGCTCCCATCATGCAAAAACCCATGAACCTTATGATCGTCGAGAAATGTTGCGCCTGAAGACTTTTTTAGAAATTTACAAAGTCAAAAGACAAAATGCTGACTATCAACTGAGTGTAGACATTTCAAAGAAAGAAGCTGAATCAGCTATTCATGCGACCAAAAACCTTCTAGCTAAATGCGAAGAAATGAAAGCCGCACTACCAGACTGTCCTACAGGTACTTAGTCAAGATATTGTATATAATAGCTCCCAATAGGGAGCTATTTTTTTACCTGTATTCCCAATTGATGAGTTATAACAACGGCCAAGCGCATTGTACTGCTTCTTGCATATCTGGGTCTAAAGCATCCACTTCCCACATTCGTAAACGTTCAAAATCAGGATGAATCATATTAACGCTTCCCCATATTAGAAAGCGCCGCATAAAGGGCTGCGCCTTGAGCCTTAACAGCCAGCAGGTTTTCTTGCTCAGAAGTTAAATTTTTCAAAATCAAAAGTCGTTCATAATCTGAAAGTGACATATCGTTAATAAACTCTTTCAATGTGGCTTGGTGTAGTTCAACCACCTCTTCGTCTAGTGCAATATTTTTAGTTGTCATTTTTAGCTCCTACGCTAACGGCCAATCGCATTCCGCATCAGGGAAAAACGAAAGGTCAGGTTGTTGGTATTCTTCTTTTACTTGTTCCGGTTGGGCGAATGTCTTGTCCCAACCCTCAAAATTCAGCCAATTCATATCATCTGCAGGTACTCGGCTCACTTCGACCAGTTGCGCTGGGCGTTTATTGCCGTGTTCGTCTACCTCCGCAGGGCGGATTTGAATGCTTGTCTCATTATCAATTCGAACTGAGCTGCCTTTTAATAAGGCAGAAGCCGAAAAGGCACCCATATTTGGTGGGCTATTCGCCACTATTTCATTTGGGCTTAACAATCTAGTTAGCTGATCGCAGACCTGCACCTCATCGAGCTCCGTACAGTTATTGACAGAACTCCGAGAGGAGCCAGAGGCTCCAGAAAGATCAAGATCAGAAGCAAGAGCAAGAGCCCCCGCTTCCGCTTCTTCGTTAACTGGTGTTTTCTTCTTAATCGTCCAAACCTTTAGGCGTGTTTTAACCACTTCCTCTGGCGTTTGGAAACCTTGTAACTTGCGAACGGTTTCGCCATGCGGTGAAGCAAATGGCAGCTCTTGGTAAACATTCACGATCAGCAAATCGTCACGCTTAACGAACGGGCCACCTTGCCCCATGATGTAACCTTGCCAGTTACCATGGTCAGCGGCTTTCAACGTGCCTGCGATGCTTGGGGAATTGGTTTTAATACGGGATTCATAGTTAGCCGCAATGAACTCAACCAACTCGGCGTTGGTTAGAACTCTTGCAGGTTTTACAGGGCCAACAATGTGACGATTCAACATGCCGTAAATAGCCATTAGGTCGCCGCGCTCTTGCATGAACACGTATTCCATAAAGGCTTTTTTATTCTGGTTAGCAAAGCGGCGTAACTCGCGGTATGTCGTAACCGGAGCACCACCAAAGAATTGGAACTGACGAATACACCAACGGCTTTTCCAAGCGCTCACGTTCTTCGCCATGTCTTTAACTGATTTGCCAGTTTCATCGGACACTTCATCATCCATCGCGAAACCGTCAATGTTCTTAGAAATGTATTTAGCGATGTAACCCGTTGCGGTGCCTTGCTCTGGGTCGATGAATCCCACATCGCAACGCGCTGAGTAATTCACGTTTAAAGTGGTTAGTGTTTTCTCAACAATAGGCAGGCGCTGCGCTGAATCTGGGATCACAACTTCTGGGCAGTTGCGCTTCATCTTCACAGGGAAGTTATTCGCATACACCTTTGAATAAACCGTGAATGGGTTTACTGATTTGTTTTCACGCACGCAGCTATCAACCAACGGCCATTGCTTAGTTGGCATCAGTTCATGCATATCGGCTTTTACTGCATAACGGATAAAGATGTCCGTCACGCGCAATACTTCTTCTGGTTTAACCCAAAGCAGCAAGTGCCAGTGCGGTGTGCCGTCATGGTGAGGCTCTGCCACACGAACGCCAAACCAACGAATTCCATCACGGCTTAACTTAGCGCGAATACGTTGCCAAACATTGTTCAAGTAGCCTTGCGCATCGCGAGGGCTTGCACCGTTCCAATGGCCAATAAAGCCACCTTTCTTGTAACTGTTGTGATATTGCGCCGGAGTGGTCAGCGTTAAAAACAGACCTTGTAAGCCAAGTGATGTGGCAATGTCTTCGCAGCCACGGCAACGAACCATTAATTCATGACGGCGAATAGCAGGGTTAGAAACACTTTTCAAAACCATGCCAGCAAGATCAGCTTCTTCACCTGTTTCTTCATCAAACAGGCTCATGTTTTGGATAGCTTCCCAGTTGCGCTTTTGCTGTTCTTGGTGTTCGCGAATGCAATCCCATGAAGCATAAGGTGACGCCTTTGAAGATACTTGGCCCATAGCAATCGCTAAGTGCTCACGCATCACCTTTCTTACTTTCACTAAGCGGTTATTCCACCACTTGTCGCAACGCATTTTCGAGATAAATTGAAACACGTTTTCATCGGTTAGCTTTTTGCCTGCACCCGGCGCTTTAATGCCGAACTGGTCGATAAGTTCAGCACACTGGCGATAAACCATTAATGCCGCTAGGTTCTCACCTTCTTCGGTTTCACATTCAATGGTTGAAGTGAGTGTGGCTTGGTAACTAATGATGATGCTAGAAAGCTTGAACGCCATTTCTTTAAGCTCATCGAGTTCGAGCTCTGCCAAAATACGGCTTTTCACTGGCTTGCGGTTTTTCTCGGCTTGGTCGAAATCAAAACGCGCTTGCTCGGCCACTGGTGTGTTTGGGCGTGTAAAGTTGCTTTGCTCAGTGTCGTTATGTTCTTCACTTAGCAAAGCCACCTTTTGAGTGGTTGGGAGTTTTTTGTAATTAGCCAATACCATGCGAACGCGATCACTTGCAGGGCGCATTCTTTCGCGCAGGAAGATGTTGGCATCTTTAAAGCTTTTCTTCTCACAGATAGAGATGTAACGAGTCGCAAAGTATTTAACCAAATACTCTGGCAGGTCATTGAAAAACTGTTTGCGCCATTCGTGATCACGCGGGTTCACATCATAAAGCTTACGCTCTGTAACGCTCATCCCTTCCGGTTCACGCTCGAACGTTGCGCGCTCTACCGGAGCATCTATGGCTTTCGGTTTTTGCGGGTAAACGTGCAATTGCCCCCATTGCTGACAAGCGATGGAGGCTGCACGTTTTTGCTCAGTGGTAAATTCAGTGTTTGAAGAACTCAAAATGGACAGTCCGAATCAAACCCATAGTTAGAACCGGAACAAAGTTCAGGGTAGTGTTTACGGGCTTTATAGATTTGTAAACGCGTTTCCAAATCAAGATGATCACGCCCTATTAAATGCCCTTCCCACGCAGGCGTTGAACTACGAGTTGAAGCGCCCACTAAGAAGTACCAATCCAAATCTTCGTTAACTTTCTTTGAATTATTACGCTCAGCGGTTTTTATTTGCATAGCCATTAAAGCGACTTGCTCTACAAGGTTCAGCTTTGAAAAATAAAAACATTGGCTCCCATAAGCTGTGTGATACGTCGGGCTTTTCTTGCACATACGCTCTAAACGGTATCGCAGTTTAAAAAGTGCCTTTGGTGGGTAGCAATCTAAACGCTGAACCAGTTCTATCTGCTCAACCGTGTATTTCTTTTTCTTTTCATCCAGTCTTTTAAGCACACAAGTCAAAGGGCCGCTTTCAGTAAAAGTTCGCGCACCAGCGATACTCCAAGCAGTTTTCACTTGTCCTTGCTTACCAAACTCGTAAAAATAGCGACCATTAATCATGATCACTTTTGCTTGTTGGGTTGGTTTTTCTACGATTGTGCTCATAACTGCATTCCCAAAGCCAAAGCCCAAAAAGGGTTCATGTTAGATGGCTTTTTCATAGCAACACGGTTGTTTTTAGTCACACGAACACCGCCACGCTCAACCGGAGTTTCTACCGCTTGCGCCAACGTCATGCCTTTTTTCAAACGAAAGAAAATTGTTGAAGGGCAAATACCAAATGCTTTAGCAATTGGCACTACGCCGTGAACACCTTTGTAAACATGTTTAACACTCATATTTCACTTAGCTCCTGCGTTGTCACTAACATAAATCCGCCTTTACCTTTGCCCTTGCTGATCACCCCTTTGAACAGGTGAACGCAGCTCAATGCTTGGCAAGCTTGGTCTATTGCTGTTTCCATGGATTCATACTCACCAACAAGAACGTTGGCGACTTCTTGCGTTTCTTCGTGGCGGATAACACCGCCACCAGAGCAAAGCATCACTGCTGCGTATTGCATCAACATGCCTCCAAACCTAGTCGGTCTTTCGCAAGACGAATAAACGTGCGGATTCTCTCAGGGTTGTTCGCAAAGCTTTCAAGATCAGAAAGGGCAAGGTTCATTGTGATCCCCCAACCTTCTGGCCCTGCAAAGTAAACAATCACTGCTCGAACGCCATCAATAAAACCGTCTGGGTAAATGTGAACGGATTCACCGTCTACCGATGCGGTTGCAATTAGCTTTCTCATCAAATCGCCTCCACCATTGGATAACCGTGGACAGGTTCGCAGTCACGCCACCACATTTGCATGGTTGCGTTTTGGCTTGTGCTTTTAGTGCAAGCAGAAACAAAGAAGAGTGCGCGAATTGCGCCAAGAGCTTGAAGCTCGGTTGATAAATCATTTGCGGTGTTGTAAACGACAACCCAGAAAACCCACCAAGCGGTGATGAAGTCTTCAAGGCAAAGCCCTTGTTCGGTGCCGTTCACGTTCACCAACATAGCGCGAGTAGAATCCAGTTGAAGCATTACGCCTTGGCTTGATTCAACGCTGTTAAATACACGAACGAACTGTTCAATTTTACGAGAAGTGAAGCCCTCAGCACGAAGGCCGAATTCTAATTCGCTGCGGTAAATGGTAATGACGCTCATGCTTCCACCTCTGCAATAGTGCTTAGGTATTGGTTAGCCATTTCAATGAACACTCGACCACCTTCAACAGTGGTTTGAGAATCATCAATGGTGTGGCCAGAAGAACGCACAATGTCATAACCCGCTTCAATGCAATCGCATGTTTCTTGTAAACGGTCACGCAGGTACTCAATTAATGTTTGCGCTTTGGCGTGGGTAGCGTTCGCAAGAGAAAGGACACACCATCCCTTTTCTAAACCGAACTGATCACCATGTAGGATGTGACAAATTTGGGCATTCATTTCCTGCCCTGTGTAATCGCCGTTTTCGTTAATCTCGCGTAGGTTTAAGCAGTCGTTAACTTGGAAGTCACGATCATTTAATCGAACTTCGTTAGTTTTACGGCCTGCCAATACTTCGGTGAAATGAACAGATTGAATTTTCAACTCATGCAATTTGAAAGTGCTCATGCTTCCACCTCAACATTTGTTTCAGCTTCTTCTCGCGCTTCAATAATTAGCTCAGTCAGTTTGCTTTCAATCGAAAGAAGTTGCTCCAAAGCATCTTCTTCATCGATGCGAACATCATCCATTAATAATTTTTCTCGCTTGCCGTTGCAGCTATAGTAATTAGTTGTTAATGGCTCCACGTCGACAGATAACCGATTCACATGAGCCGAATAACGAGTGAAAATATGAATCACATCAGCGTGAGCCATCGCCAACACATTAATCGCGTGAACGATATCGAACACTTCACGATCAGCATTTAAGCCACTCATTAACTTTTGCTTTAATGCCAATGCTTCGGCAGGTTGTGGAGAAACAAACAGACCACCACGACTCTTGCTTAGGCTGTCTTTTAATTCCTGCTCTTGCTCTGGAGTGAAACCATCAGCGTTCATCACCATGATTGGCGATGCCAACGCTTTTATCTCATTTAACGAGTCTCTGATTTCTACTAAAATTTGGTCATTCATCTTCTATGCTCCTACGCTAAGACGAAAAAAAAGCCCCCTTGCAGGGGCAAACATCACTTGCTGTTAATGGGTCTTACTAAACTGTTTGTGCTTCAAGCGGCGAACATCACCGAACTGCTTATCGAATCCTGAAACGAGTGTTTTTAAGTACTGCATTCCCGTTCTGATTTTCTGCAACTCCAAATCATCGAATGATTCAAAAGTGCGTTGGTAATCTTTGGCAGGTAAGCCACCTGCTATCAGCACTAGGCCACGGCTTTTATCTGGCAACGTGTTGAACATCTGTTGCAACTTGCGGCGTGTTACTTCGCCGTTAAAAAGCGACTTACAAGCGGCGATACTTTCTGCCGCGCTTGGTGATAGTTCTTGTGTTTGTACTTCTTGTTTTCTAGCTAACTGGTTCATGCTCATTTCCTTATGCCAAACCGGGAAGTGGAACGCCGCTTACAATCAGGTCAGTGCCAAATTGCATCAAAGGCTGTAAACCTCCGGTGGTACGGTTTTCAACATCGTTGATAAGAAGCACAAGGTTGCCAATGCCAGCTTGCGCCTTTTGGATTAGAGATTGTTTGTGGGTGCGAGAAAGTCGAGCGTTGTTGCCGTGTTCCAATGCCCAAGTAGAAAGTTCACCGGCATTCGCGTTGTTATGTAACAAACGCTCCATCATGCTTTTTTCGTCTTCTTCCTTTAGAACTGGCGCGGCCACCATGTCGAGCCCAAGCAAAAGACAGTTAATAAGCGTGTAATTGCCGCTTACCTTTGAAACCGCAATCAACTCAACAGGCTTTAAAGCGTGTGGTTGTGCTGGGTTTAACTTGTTGCGCAGCATGCCCGGCTTCATTCCAAGATCACGAGCGATTTGCTCCATGTTCTCGGAATTCGCAAACGAGCAACAAGCTTCGTCAAATGACTTTTGTTTGGACTCACAAAATACGTACATTGAGTTATTCCTACCCGTAAACAATACTCAAACAAAGAAGAAAGGGACGTAAACGAATGACCAACCAATGACATTGAGCCAAAGAGGACACTTGTTTGGGTACTTTTCTTCCCAAGACTCACTCATGGCATCTTGCAGAGTGAGTTTGGTTTTAGAGCGGCGAATAAAGCTCACGCTTGTTGAGCCGCAGTGCGTTGGTATAGAAGAACCAAGTTGATCAGCACGCTACCTGCGCGGCCTTTTTTTTCTAGGATTGGAATGTCGCCAGCTTGAATGGCTCGGTCTAGTGAAGAACCAGACCAACCAGTGCGGCGACAAAACTCTTTTTTTGTACAGAAAGGTGCATCTACTGCTATTTGAAGCGTTGCCATAAGTGGTATCCTACTTGTTTGAGACTATTTTTGATGTCATTTGGTGAGACATGACGACATCAAATTCGCGTATGAGGCTATAATTGATCAACCATGACGACATTACAAGCTAAAATGAAGCCTTTTGACTACCTTTCGGGTAAGGAATTCACCGAAAAGTTGAAGGTTGTCACAAATTCAGACACGTTTTTAAAGTTAGCGGACGTATATGGAATACCAAGGACGACTTTGACGACATGGCACACTCATAACCGAACGGGGTTTGAATTAATCGTTCGCACACACCTTGCAACTGGTGCGTCTGTTCGATATATGGCTTTAGGTGAGGGCGAACCATTCGACAAACAATCAGACCCTACAACGGCACTGACCACTTATAGGCTTAACGATGGGGAGTTAGTTGAGGGCAAACAGAGGACTATAGATTTATCTACATTAGATGACTTTGGCCTAAAGCCGTCATATACGTTAGTCGTTGAAGATGATGCAGGTATCTATTACCTAAACAAAGAATCTAACAACCCTTCGTCTGGTAGCTACTTAATTGATATTGACGGGCAACTTTCTATCAATTTTGTACAGCGCTTACCCGGTCAGAAGCTTTCAATAAACATTGGCGACACATGTATTGAAACGAAAGTAGACGACATAAAGGTACTTGGCCGTGTGGCTATGGAAATGAAAAAAAAATAGAAGAAGATTGGTTGGTTAGGTAAACGTATGAATATCAATAACAAAAAAATATCAAAAGTCGTCTTGCTCAATTCATTAGGATTATCAGCACTCATAAGTCTAAGTGGGTGTTCAGATCCTGCAAAAGTAACTAGCACAACACAATTGAATGATGAACAAATTGAGATCTGCTTTGATAAACCTTTCAAGAAAGGCACTCTTTTCTCACTCAACTTAACTGATATTAATGGTGCCAATTTCAACAGAGACGACTATGCAAACAAATTTGAAATAATGTACCCAAACAGCGATGACTCTAAGTGTTATAACGCAAGGCTCTTCGATTACTTCTCTGTTGGAAATTCAACACCTAAAGAAGTAAAGGCGACAGAATTAAAACTATCTAACTTTACTAACGTTGAAATTACAGTTGCAACGCCAAAAGGTATGGATAACTTATCAAGAAGCACGCCGGATGAAATAATTTACAACGGTGTTTTGACCATTAACCTGTAGTGCCGATTCAAAATGACAGTTCGCAAACTAGACGACGGTAATAAAAAACTATGGATGTGCGAATGCTATCCGCAGGGCCGTAACGGTAAACGTATTCGAAAGCGCTTCGCGACTAAAGGCGAGGCACTAGCTTTTGAAAAATTCACCATGCAAGAAGTGGACGACAAACCATGGCTTGGTGATAAGGTCGAACGCAAAAGTCTGTTAGACATGATTGACCTATGGCAAGAACGCCACGGTCAATCTTTAGCGCATTCAAAATACACCTATAACAAATTAAAAGTTATAGGGTTAGCAATGGGCGACCCGCTTTACGACAAACTCACCTCTTCAATGTTCACAGAATATCGAACCCGCCGCCTTGCAGGTGAAGTGGCCGATCTTCAAGGAAAGAAAGCCAAGGTTACTTTTCGCACTTGCAACAATGAACAAGATTTATTGAACGCGGTGATTGTTGAGCTGAAACGAATGGGCGAATGGAAAGGCGAAAACCCATTGCAACAGGTTCGCCAGTTCAGATTGCACGAACAAGAAATGGAGTTTCTTACTATTGAGGAAATGCAGCACTTAATAGCCAAGGCCGAGGCTCACGAATTCCATGGCGATTTACACAAGGTGATTAAGTTATGTTTGGCGACAGGTGGCCGCTTTAAGGAGTCGGCAACATTAACAGGCGCGCAGCTCACTAAGTACAAAGTGACGTTCACGAAAACGAAAGGCAAAAAGAATCGCTCGGTACCCATAAGCCCTGAGCTTTATGATGTGATTTATAAGGAAGGTTCAGGGCCATTATTTAGTATTGGCTATTCCACGGTGTATCGTTTCATCGTGAAACACATTCCACGTTTAAGCCAACAAGCTGCCCACGTTCTGCGCCACACTTTCGCGTCTTACTACATGATGAACGGCGGCAACATTATCGCCCTGCAAAGAATCCTTGGCCACAGCGACATAAAACAAACTATGCGCTACGCTCACCTAGCCCCAGATCACCTAGAAGATGTGGTCACAAAAAACCCTCTAGCTAATCTTTAA